TTCTTTTAGATGAAATCTAAAGTTTTTCTCATACAAAATTGTAGTTAAAGTGATCATTGCTTTTCAATCAAGTTTTCTGTCCAAATATAATATAAGAATCTTTCACACAAATAAGACTCTCCAGAAGTTCTTACGTATGGAGGATTTGGTACATAAGATACGATCTCTTGAAGTTTCTGATAGAAACTTTTACTATATTTTAAAATAATTTCTTTTGGAACTGCATAGTTACCACCAGGAGCAAATTGAATTACATCTCTCTTGGGAGGATCAACAAAAAATGCATCAGATATTTCATGAAAATCTCCAAAGTATCTTGTCTCTACATCATTATTATAATAAAAATTAGCATAATGAACAGGTTGAGCAAAAGTTTCATTTTCTCCAACTAAAGAGGTTGGATGATACCTATCAATAGGTAAAAACTTATCAGTCTGTAAAGCCTCTGCAAATTTTTCTCTGGTTGTATAGTAAAACTCATCAATCTCATAATCTTCCCCAGGTTTTGGATGATTATGTGTTTGATCTTTTTTTCTGGAAAATAAATTTCCTTTAATGAAAATGCTCATATCAGGAAGTGATTCATAATTCTCAATTATGAACCGAAATATATCATAGATATTTTCTCCAACATTTGGACTTTTAATGTACTCTCCAAGATGAGAAAAGTCTTCCCCATACTCGTCAGGAGTTCTGGAATATATTACGGTATTCTGAGAAGAGAAACCGTAGTCATATGTAGTTTTTAACCACTCAAGATCCGTGCAATAATTTGATACTACTAATTTTCTATTTGTCATTTTCAGTTATTTGCAAGTGAAAGGATTTTTTCAGAGTATTCTTTTCTAACAGCAACCATATTACATCCACTTGCCTCTACCATATGCTGCCTAATAACTTGATACACATCTTCGCTCAGAGGAGTTAGGAGTTTATCATTTAAAGGATAATACGGATGCTCTGGAGAAACTCTAAGGAGATATAAATCAAAAATATTTTTATCAAACCAACCAATATAATCTTCCGGAGAAATTTTTCTATCTAACATGGTGGAAGCAAATTCAAATTGAATTACCTTTGTTCCTTTATTTAAAATCTCTTTACCACCATTAAAACAATCAATCTCCATTCCTTCAATATCTATTTTTAGAAAATCAATATTTTCAATTTCCTTTTCTTTACAATAACCATCTAGAGTTTTGATTGGGAAAGATATTCCTACATCTTGAGATGTTGTATGAACAGTCCTGAAAACAAATGATTGCGTGTTTGGAAAATATGCCAATTCTCCTTCTTGTTCTCCTAATCCAAAAGTATTAAAATAAACTTCATTTTCAACATCATCAGGAGCTTCAAGTTCTTCAAGTTGTTTGTAACAACTCAGAACAAAATTTGGGTCTGGTTCAAACATATGAAATTCTCTAGATTTATCAAAAGAATTTTTCAAGTAATCAATATCATCTCGCAATCCGATATCAAATACAACAGAAATATCTTCTTTAATTCTATTAAAAAATTCAATCTCAATGGAGTTAAATGGAGAAAATGGCATTTTAAATTAAGCTATTGGATACAATTTTATTATAGAAGTTTGATAAAATCAACTCTTCATGATTTATATTTTTTACTTCTTGATATAGATTCTCATTGGCAATCAATAGTTCTTCTGTAATATCAGAATAAGTATCGACAAAAAGGACGGGATAATCTTTAAATAAAACTTCAAGATATGGATGACGTTTCATTACTGGAACTCTTTTCATATAAAGAACTTCCCAATTACGATGACAATCTATGGCACACCCTCTTGGACATAACATAAATTTACATCTTCTAAGTTTTGAAAGGAATTCTCTATACTCAACTCTTTGCTCATCTACTATTGCCCAATCTTTACCAACAAACAATGATTTGATTCCTACTCTATCTGAATGGGAACTTTCGTTATGACTTACATAAAGTAAATTAAGTTTAGATGGTTCAGGGAACATCATATATTCTTTGAGATCTTCAATTCTTCCATCTTGTGGGGACATTCTTCTCTGCACACCATAGGGAGCAGGAATTACTTTACATCCATGAGAGATAGCATTTACTGCGGAAATGCACAAAACATTCTCAGGAATAGAATCAAAGATGAAATCGTCAATAGGAGTATCCTCTAAATTTGTAAAAATGATGAACTTCATATCTGGAAAATTTCCACATAGATGAAGTAGATCATTCTTAGAGTGAAGGGAATCTACATATGGACGATCAGATTCGCTTACTTCTACAATATTCCTTTTGTATAAACGAATGTTATCAATAAACAAAGTCATATAATCACGACTTTTCTTTACTTCAAATAACTTAGATACAAATTCAACATTAAGGAGATTTGCTTCTTTCATAAAAGAAGTGTAAATATTACCCCACTTCCCAGACTGATCTCCAAAAGAATAATCACAAAGGTTTGAAAGTGCTACTCCCTCAATCAATTCCATGACTTAATATATTCAGCATACTTTTCCTGATTATTAATAATGTATTCTGGGTAAGAATCATCAATGGGAACAGCATTAAGACGATTTGATCTTCCAATGGGATCTAGTCCTTCTTCAATTCTTTGCTCCATATTATCAACATTAGAAGAAATATTATTTTCTGTATGCTCGTATGAAGCAAGTTTTAGGCGAACATTATCTGCATCACCCAAGAAACTGAAATGCCATCCAGCATTTTCAATCAGATATGCCTTTCTCCAATCGGTACGTAAACGATCTACAGTGGTTGTCTTCAAATGCTTGAAGGTAGAAAGTCTTGTCCCTTTCCAATTCTCTTCGTACAAATAGTTGAGTTTGAAATAGAACGCTCTTTGTAGAGCAACATAATTACATGTTGGATCAAACCAATCCAGATCATCAATCACATATGGATTAATGATTTCATCCGCATCACTTGTCATCACAATGTCATCATCAGTTGCCCCCGCTTTAACAAGTCCGTAAGCACTGCATTCACGATTGTAAACAGCTCTCTGAAAACGAATAGGGAGATCAATGTAACGTGTTCCGCTTTCGTCAGTTGTGCTATAGTCAGTGTGAAAAGGTTTCTTAACAAGATATTGGCTAAAGTCATTAGGAATTTCTTCAGTAATATTGTGAATGATCTTGTCATTGAACTTACCAAATCTATCTTTATTTTCTTGATAGAACAATGGTTTCTCATTTCCACTTACTGTAAAAGGAGATTCAGTCAAAACGAAATAATCAACAACATCGTTTAGAATATTGAGACGAAGATCCAACAAATCCAATTCATTGAAAAAAATGAACGAATCAAATACTTTCATAGTTTAACCTTTGTAAATGACTTCTAGACAACGCTTTTCTCTACTGCCAGTAAATCCACCTTCAATATAAGGGATAAGTCTATCCATATCAACTGCAGTTGGATCAACCCACCAATCTTCAAATGGATCATTACCAACATTAGAAACATTCTTAGCAATCAAAACATATCCAAGAGATTCTAGTAAATCAATTTGTTCTTGTTGAACATGAGGATCTTGTCCGATGTAAATTGCAGTTTCAAAACAAATTACAGAAAATCTATAGTCATTGTGAGGAAGTGCCTTGAGAGAATCCAAAGTCTGTTGTGCTGGTTCAATGTCAACCTGTAAGAAATCAATTTGCTTAGGAAAATTATACTCTTTTAAGATCTTTGAATAATCTGCCTTTGTAGCATCTTCACATAGGCAAGGATTTTTTCTTTTGGATACATAACTGTTCCAACCTGGTTCCAACCACTCAAAAGCAATACCAGTCCAATCGTATTGAGATTCTAAAAGATAAGTGTTATTGATTCCAATACCATCAGCACCACCAATTTCAAGGTATGTGCCATTTCTTTTACCGTCAAGAACACTCAAAACAAAAATGTCTTGAAGAGACTGTGAGTAGTTTTGCTCAATATTTTCTGCAGTATCAAATTTAACTCTAAGATTTTCGCAGTTCTCTTTAAAGTAAGTATTAGGATTTATATATTCTGGGTTAATCATTAGTTTCTCCAATAATCATAGATGTTCTTAGTGACTTCATAGTCCATTTTTTTAACTTTTCTATTTGGTTGAGTCATAGCCCAAACAAATACACTTTCAATTAAATCATAGAGATTAGTTTCATCCCTAAAGTTTAGCATAGTTTTTGCTTTTGTATGATCACAATAAGCATGTTTTACTTCGTGACGTGGTTCACCATATTCAATTGGAACCTCATATCCATATTTTTTAGCAATCGACTGAACAGTTTTAGCAACTTCATTTAATGAAAAGTACTTATCTGCTCCGATATTAAATGTCTCTCCGTCAAAATCAGTGAGAAGTTTATCAAATGGTTCCATGTAATATTTGATATCAGAGAAAGCACGAGTCTGTTCTCCATCTCCATAAACAAGAATTGGTTCTCCATTCAATGCCTTACGAATAAAAATACCAATCACATTACGATACTTATCCCAAATGTTCTGGTATACTCCCAAAACATTGTGAGGACGAACAATGTTATAACGAAGTCCAAATTGCTCATGTGCCAGTTTTAAGTCACACTCTACAGCATACTTAGCGATACCATATGGATCAATTGGTTGTGGTTTTTTGTCCTCAGTGAATGGAGGTTCCTGCTCACCATAAACAGCCATACTTGAAGTGAAGATTACCTTTGTATCATGAGCAATGCACTCATTAATTAAATTTGCAGAGCAAACCAAATTATTACGATAGTTAAAATTACGAATAAAAGGAGACAATCCTTCTGCAGCATAAGCGGCAAAATGAACTAGAATTTCTGGTTTATGTTCTTCAAAGAGTTCTACAACTTTTTTCCTTTTTTCAAGGTTGAGTTTTACAAAAGTAAAATTTTCTCCCTTGGGCACAAATGCTTTGTATCCCCCAGAGAGATCATCAATACCAATAACTTGATGATTATTTTGAATTAGGTGTCTTGTATAATTTGCGCCTAGAAGTCCAGCGCATCCAGTTACAAATATTTTCATTCTGGCAATTGATATTCTAACATTAATTTTCTTTGTTCAGTATCATTTAGCCAACTACAAGGATATACTGGAATATATCCCTGCAATTCTACCTCATAAACTGTAACATCTGTATTACACAGCATAGAGCAATTTAAATGCTCTGTCAAGTATGCACTAGATGCAAAAAGATTTTTGATATTCTTTGAGCATAATGCTGCTGATACTGCAAAAGTTCCAACTCCACCAGTTGCTAGATTTTTTGCTGCTAATAGAGTTGCATAGTCTTCAGCAATAGATAAAGACTGAAATTTTAATCTATCAATCTTTTTCAATTCAGGAACAACTGGATTATTATTTTCAGGTTCTGCAACAACGATTACGTTTCCAAAATCCTCAATCAAAGCAAGATAGTATGACAAAGGATTCTGAACATAGTTATGTGGTTCCTCTTTTGAATATTCATGGGCAATGATATCTCCGCCACGAATATGAATGACTAGAGTATCATCATCAAATGGTTCTAATTCAGGAACTTTGAGGTGTGGGTAAATGTAGTCTTTACACACTCTTCTCATATTTGAATATGCATGATCTTTACTCACACCAATCTCATTCCCACCATCAAGAGTTTTATTACCACAATTTACAATTGGTTCCCAAGTATAAAATCTACCAGATCCAGAGTCTTGATTTTCTCCAAATGTAATAGAAAATTTGTCAAGGATTTCATGATCTAGAGATTGAGAAAAAGTATTCTTTGTTGCTTCAGCTAACATAATAGCATTAGCAGTTTGTTGAATATTATTACCAACTCTCCCCGACCAATGAGAAACTGAATACGTCATTGAGTAAATTCAACCTCTTTTCTTGTAATATACAGACAAAGGCAGTCCTCTTCTAAAGAATCTAAAGACAACTGATGAACATCAAAGTTGGTAAAGCAATCAACAACGTTTTCTACAGTAATATCTTCCCAGTCTTCTGCATGAGTTGTGCCAAAAAGTCGAAGATCATCAACCAAGATTAGTCCAGCATCTGGTTTGTAAAGTTCATCAATTGCTTTACACTCTTCTAGAAGAGGAACATCCTTTTCTCCCTTTGAAGTGCATCCATTCGAAAAATGTCCATCAAGCCAAAACACACACTTTTCAGTCTCATCAAACTGTTTTAGTAACTCTGGAATCACATTTGTACTGTCTCCGTAATGAGCTTTAACATTTCCATAGGCTGGATGTGTTGCAAGAAAATGATTATAGAGATCCATTGAAATCTCAATGGTATGAAACTGTTTGAAATACGGTTGCATATTTCTAACAGTATCCCCCATATATGTTCCAGTCTCTACGCAAATTGGATATTCATCTGCATCGATATCAAAATGTTCTACGACTTTATTCAGTTTTTCAACAGTTAACATTGGCATTAGATGTACTCCTTTTTCATTTCATCAAAAACTTTTGCAATACCCTTATCAAGGGTTGTTTGGGGCATCCACCAACCAGTGATGTAATTATCTGCCTCATTCCTCTTGTCCATCTGGACACTATCCTTAGCAACTCCAGGTTTAATTTTTACATCAAACCTTTCAATTAGATTGAATTGTCCCTGAATAATTTCAGCAACACTCTTGATAGAATCATTTCTAAAAGAAGTAATGTGAAGAGGATCCGTTGGTTTGAAGTCAGAGTAACAATTCATAATTGTTTCCAATGCTTCACAGCAATCTTCTGCATATAGGAACTGTCTTTCTTCAGTTCCATCAGTCATCATTTCAAACTCACCTTCCTCAAATCCTCTCCGAATAAAGTCTGTAATGACGTGAGACTTTTCAGCATCTTTTTCTACACCATAGACATTCCAGAACTTTACAGTTAATCCACCAAGAGTCTGAGTATAAAGTTCTCCGACTCTCTTTAATACCCCATACGGAGAATAACTCATGTTACTCATCTGAGACGAAGCAAATACAAATGGTTTACGATATTCAGCAAGATACTGAAATACGTTTGCCATCAATCTTGTGTTATTATTAATGAAATCATAGGTATGCTGATACTTCTTTAGATACCTAGATCCACCAACATCAAATGCCAAGAAGAATACAAAGTCTGCAAGACGAATATCATGCATCAATTTAGAATTAGGAATCTTTGTAAGATCTTGATCTTCACCATTTACAACATCAAACTCAGTAACTTCATGTCCTTTATTGCGGAGATACTCCGTCAAGTAGGCACCAATCTGTCCACTTGAACCTAAAATAGTGATTTTCATAATTAAACAGGATGGTGAAATGGACGATACTCAATTTCAGAAATTTGAGATTGAATCCAAGTGTATGTCTTACGAATACCTTCTTCAAGAGATTGCGAGTAATCCCAACCAAGTTTCTCACGAATTAGATCATTATTGGAATTACGTCCCCGAACTCCAAGAGGAGCATCCAGTTTATGTCGAGTTTGTACAGGTTTGCCAGCAACCTTTGCGGCAGTTTCAACAAGTTGATTGATAGTAACCATCTCTTCAGAACCAATATTCACAGGTCCAATAAAATCAGAATCCATCAAACGACGAGTTGCCTCAATACACTCATCAATATAAAGGAAAGATCGTGTTTGCAATCCATCTCCCCAAACTTCAATTGCACCGCCAACTTCAGGTAGATAAGCTACTTTACGACAGATTGCTGCGGGAGCTTTTTCACGTCCACCATTCCACGTTCCTTCAGGTCCAAAGATATTGTGGTAGCGAGCAACCCTAACAGGGATGTCGTGATTACGATGGTAAGCGAAGTATAAACGTTCAGAGAAGAGTTTTTCCCATCCATACTCCGAATCTGGGTTTGCTGGATATGCGGATTCTTCACGGCAATCAGGATTATCAGGATCGAGTTGATTGTGCTCTGGATACATGCAAGCAGAACCAGAATAGAAAATCTTAGTTTTGTTTATCTCTTTCAATTCGTTAAACTGACGTACAGATTCCAGTACATTCAAATTAATAGTCACTGAATTATGCATGATGTCAGCATCATTTTCCCCAGTGAATACGAAACCTGCACCACCCATATCAGCTGCAAACTGATAGATCTCATCAAAAGGTTCTAAAAATTTATCTACAATTGATGCATAAAAATTATTGTACGGACCTGCGTAACGAATACAACGTTGAACAAATCTCAAGTCCCTCAGATCTCCAAGAATGAATTCATTTGCTTCACTCACAGAATATTCAGGGTACTTAAGATCTACACCACGAACCCAATAACCTTCTGCTCGTAGTCTTTTTACCATGTGGCTGCCAATGAAACCACCAGCACCAAGAACAAGTGCTGTTTTCTTATAGTCACTCATAGATGAATAATTTACTCCTAGTATATATTGTACTTTATAAACAGGCAGTTTGCAAGCCTTCTTCTAAAGAAATCTGTTGCACAAATCCTAAAGATTTAAGTTTATCTGCATTCAAAGCAAAGTTTTTTGCCTGTGCTATTTGATTGAATTTCGGTGTTTCTACAGAAAGAAGTTCACTTTCACTCCCAAGATTTTTCTTTACCATTTCAATAATCTCTCTAAACGGCAAAGCAGTTCCACTTGCAATATTATAAATTTCATTGACTTCTCCTTTATCTATTACAAGTTTAAGTGCTCTACAAATATCGCTTACATGCATATAGTCTCGAAGTTGCATACCATCATCATATAAAGTGATTGGTTCATTTTGTTTCATCAACTCAATCAAAAATCCAAGCACATTCTTTTTAGCAGAAATAGTTTTATCTTGTCCATAGACATTTGCAATTCTCAAAATACGATACTTAACGCCAAAAGTCTTACAGAATGAAATCAATAACTGCTCTGCTGTTCTTTTTGTAATGGAATAAAACCCTCTTGGATCACATGAATCGTCTTCTTTTGCGTAAACAATATCAGGACCGTAGACAAATCCAGTACTGACATAGTTAAAAACTAGATCATTATCTTTGCAATGCTGAAGTACATCTAAGAGCACAGTAAGATTTGTATCTACATCTAAATGCAAATTGTCGAATACATTATAGTTTGAGATAGTACTGATTAAATATAAGATATTTTTAGATTCTGGTTCTCTCTTTTCCCTAGGTATTTGAATTACTTCTTCTGGAAACATGTCACAAAAAGTGCCTCCGATAAAACCAGTGGCACCATAAACAGAAATTTTATCAGACATATTTTTCACAAGTAATAAATGTTTTGCCAAGTTTATCTTTTGGAGAAAGAATTGGATCTCCGTCTACCCCCCAATCAATATTAAGAACTGAATCATTCCAAAGAAGAGTTCTTTCATGTTCTGGATAATAATAATCAGTGATCTTATAGGTTACTTCAGCTTGATCAGATAAAACATAGAATCCATGAGCAAACCCAGCAGGAACCCAAACTTGTTTATCGTTAGAATCAAGTAAAATTTTTGCGTGTTTTCCAAAGGTAGAAGAAGAAACACGAAGATCTACAACTACATCTAGAACAATACCAGAAGTACAACGAACTAATTTTCCTTGAGGTTTTTCAACCTGATAATGAAGTCCTCTTAGAACTCCCTTTACTGACTGAGAATGATTATCTTGAACGAAGTTTTTTACACCTGTGATTTGTTCAAATTTTTTATCATTAAAGACTTCAATAAAGAATCCACGATCATCCTCAAACTTTTTGTTTGTGATGATATAAACGTCTTTAAGAGTTGTTCCGATTGCATTCATACCATTTAATAGTTTTTTCTAAACCTTCTTCAATGTTAAAACGAGGAGCCCATTTAATTTCATGACGTATTTTGGTAATGCTTGTGGAATACCTACGATCATGTCCTGGACGATCTTGTACATATTCTATCATATCTTCATTCATGTTCAAATAATCAAGAATCATTCTGACTAGATCAATATTTTTTATCTCACACTCTCCGCCAATATTATATTTCTGTCCTACTCTTCCACGACTCCAAACTTCAACAAGTGCTTCGCAATGATCTTGAACATACAACCAATCACGAATTTGTTTACCATCTCCATAGATAGGAACTTTTTTACCTTCAAGCAAATTAAGAATTGTTTGTGGAATTAGTTTTTCTTTATATTGTCTAGGTCCATAGTTGTTTGAGCAATTAGTGATAATTGTAGGTAATCCATATGTGTTGTGGAATGCATTTACAAAATGATCGCTAGATGCCTTTGATGCAGAATAGGGATTGCGGGGATTGTAGTTTGATTTTTCAGTAAAAGAATCTTCCTCTATGGTTCCATAAACCTCATCAGTTGAGATATGCATGAAACGATCAACTTCATACTTCAGAGAAAGTTTAAGTAGATTGACTGTCCCATTAATATTGGTATGAATAAACTGAGCACAATCTTTAATTGAATTATCTACATGACTCTCTGCTGCTAGATGGAAAACTGTTTTTGGTTTATATTTTTTGAAAATATATTCGCAGTTATGTTCGTCAGCAATATCTGTTGTATAAAGTATAACAGGATCTGGAATATTGTGCCAATCAGCAGCATAAGTCAGGTTGTCAACACAAATAATCTTATCTTCCACAGTACTAACCAAGTGATGTAGAAGATTACTCCCAATAAATCCTGCCCCACCCGTAACTAAAATTGTCATAGTTGATCATTTTTAACTGAGTACTTTTCTAAGAGTTCTGGAGAATACTGCTCAAGCACATTCCCCTCTAATTTTTCATCTCTCTTCCTTTTTTCTAACTGATATACTCTATTTCTGATTTCTGTCGAAGAATATTTATGCCTTCTTAGATGATAATAAATTTCAATATCATTATCAATACAATACTGTTTACCAGTAAAATCAATATCTTTATATTCCTCACTTAAAAATCTGACATGAATTGTTTGAGTTTGAATCAAATTTAGAAGATCTTCTTCAGTCTCATAAACTAAAATCTCATCAACATACTTACAAGCTTGTAATTGAACGTATCGTTCATATACAGATTGTGTTGGTTTGTTTTTAATTCCAGGACGATCAATAGTCGGATCAACTTGAAGTGCTACCTTAAGATAGTCACACATTTCTTTTTCCATTTTAAGCATAGTGACATGTCCAGCATGAAACAAGTCAAATGAACTACAATTAAATCCAATTTTCATATACAAAAAATCTCTAATAAGATTATACTAAAAAAGGTGGGTTTATGCAACCCACCTTTGGTAATTCAGGCTCGCCACCAATTCTTTGACTGGAAATTGGAAACCAGGCGGGAGAGAGTCCCATCCGCACCACTTGCTCTTGAGAGAAGCAAGAAACTCACAATAGGGTCATACTTGACTCCACCACCTAGTTTTACTGAACTAGGAAAAGTTGGGATAACTTTGATATCTCGGTAATACCAAAGAATGCACATAAGAATAGTACATCCCAAAGTTTAAGTTTAATCGCAAAAGGTATTGTGAGTAATCCTCCAATAATTTTTACAAATAAACCAAATTTAAAATCTCCCCACAACATAGTTTGATAACCAATTATAAGAAGAATGTTTCCAATCCACCGAAGCAAATCAGATTTTGCCATAAGGGGTTTGCTCCCGACCAGTGCTGTTATAGACCATCCGTGTCTTCATCATCATGAACATATGCAGGTACTCTATCTGGATCCAACCATTTAGTATAATTAAAGTCTTCCATAGCAGTCATTAGTTGCATCTCATTATCGCAGAGATACATATCACGATACCTGCCAGTATAGGAATCTACTTTTTGAATACGACAATCAGGTTTTCCATTAATCTCTAAAGTTCCAACCTGAACATAACGATATGGAAACCGCTCCATTAGAACGGTTGGTTTTCTTACTACATTCATCAAGCAACCTCAACAGTTTCAAGATCGGCAAGAACGTATTCCATAAGAATCTCATAGTCATCAAGAGGATCACCAGAAAATACTACACCTTCATTTTCATAGTAACGGCGGACTTTTTTGTAAAGTTTCGGATTCTTCACATCAAGATAAAAGTCTCCGTTTGCTGCTCCACGAAGGGTTTGAACGTCTTTCTTGAATTTTTCTG